TTGGGCTTCTTGCCCAATAACCGATAGAGCCAGTGGTCCGTCACCCGGTCCTTGCCGCCATCTGCCCGAGCGCGATAGACCACCAGTGGCAGCGAGGCCATGGTCTCAGACAGGATGCGCACGCAGGCATAGACCGCTGCCAGTCGCATGGCCGAATCGGCCGAGACGCGCATGCCAGAGACGCTGCGCACCGATACAGGCTCAAAAAAGAAATCGCCCCATGGGGAGCGATCACTGGCGGAAGCTTTGAATCGGTCAAAGAGGTTGAAGATTCCCATCGGTAGTGTCAGAAAACGCACCTGCCGTCTCGTTAGAGCAGCATCAGCTCGTAGTCGGATCCCAGCACCACCGAGTCCCCCGGTTTAATCGCCCGTGAGAGGGCCATGATCAGTGCCACGATGCCGTCGATCTTGTTTTCTGCTCGCTCCTTGCGCGGGTAAATGTTGTCTTTGACGTCCGTGTGGGCCACCACGTTGCTGGCCATCCAGGCCAATACCGGGTCGCCGTCATGGACGAGCTTCTTTTGCAGGACCAGGGCTTCAAGCGTCTTCATCGGTTCGCTGAAATTCAGCACCGTGGGACGAACTTCGATCATGGGTAGGCCCTCGGACAACATGCGCGTGGACAGCTGCGTGGCCTGAAACGGGTCAAAGGCCACGGCTTGCACAGAAAACCGCGATGAGATGTCCAGCAAATCGGCTTCGATCCAGCTGAAATCGATCACGTTGCCCGGCGTCACCGACAGGCGACCGATATGGGCCCAGCCCTCGTATTGGCTGTTGCCCGCCGCCTGGACCGTGTCCTCAGGCAAGTAGTACTTGCCAAACACCGCGTATGCGTCAGGTGTGTCGGGGTGCTCGAACACCATGACGAGCGCCGCAATGTCCGTCTTGCTGGCCAGATCCAGCCCGAGCCAGCAGGGCTGGCCCAGGAACTGATCGAGCTCGAGATCGGGGTTGGCACTGGCATCCCAGGACCGCATGTCCATCCAGGCCGTGTCAGCACTCACCCATTCGTTGAGGTGCTTGGTCTTGAAGTTGTTGACCGCACTGGGCAACTGCATGGCCTTGGCTTGCAGAGGCACCAGGATCTCCTCGCGCACAGAGATGCCCCAGTTGGGGTTGGCTTTGATGAGAGAGTCCTTGGCGGCCCAGTCATCACCCTCATCGAGCCCGTAGATGATTCCAAACTGGGAGTCATCTTCAAACACCCGGTTCAGGAGCTTGGTGACAAAGCTCCGGACCTCGTAGCAAATTCCTGAGCGGTTGCTGCCAGCCGTGGTGATCACCCACAGGAGTGAGTTGTCCCGCTTGCCGGTACCGGTCTCCACCACGTCATAGACCGTTCGGGTCTTGTGAGCGTGCAACTCGTCGATGCAGCCAAAGTGGATGTTCAGCCCGTCCAGCGTGGAGCCTTCAGCCGATAGCGCCTCAAACTTGGAGCCCGTCTGAAGCACATGCATGTTGTGCGCTCCGACGTTCACCGCGAACCGATTCCTGAAGCCCGGGCTCAGGCGCGCCATGGTCTGGGCATCGCCAAAGACGATGCGAGCCTGATCGCGGGTGGTGGCCAGCGAGTACACCTCAGCGCCACCCTCGCGGTCGGCTGCGAGCATGTACAGACCCACCGCCGACGACAAGGTGGACTTGGCATTGCCCCGAGGCACCTCGATGTAGGAACGCCTGAATCGACGCTTGCCGTCCGCTTTGACCCAACCGAATACCGTGGACAGGATGAACACCTGCCAGGGCTCCAGAACAATCATCTTGCTGGCCAGTGGGCCTTTGACGTGAGGCAGTCTCTCAATGAAGGCGCACAGGTTGTCCGCTGGCCGGTAGGGCCTGCCGTACCGATCGAGCAGCTCCGGGTTGAACTGGTAGATGCTGCTCTTGCGCTTGAAGCGGATCAGGTCGTCGAGTTGGCGTTTGCAGGCTTTCTGAACCCACTCACAAGTCAGGATCTCCTTGGAGACGACTCGTTCTGCATATTGTTTGGCGCTCGCGGCGTATGTGCTCATCGGTTCTACCCAACAATGTCCTCCCAGAGATCGAGCTCTTCGCCCGGTCGCTCGTTTGGAATGGAGATACGCGAGCGAGACGCTGGGGTGAATCCCATCTCGATCGCAGCCTTGGTCATGATCTGGGCCTGCTTGTTGGCAATGGCCAGGTACGGCGACTGCATGGGCACACCGCTGTGGGGCGCCTTCACCAAGAGTCCCGTTTTGCCAATACCCGCCTGGGCCTGTCGGTACAGGTCTGCCGCGCAGGCCCAGATCTCCAGCACGGACATGTCCAGCTTGCGAATCAGGGTGGGCGGTGCGCATTCAAGCGCGTAGCGCCAGGCAGCCTTAGCCCCCTCAGGCATGTAGTCCGGAGGCTCGACCAACAAGCCCTCTGGGATGGGCTCGTGGTAGTTGGTACGGCAAGGCTGCAAGGTCCCCTTGATCTGCTTGACTTGAGTCGGCAGTGGCTTGCGTCCGCCCATAAATCACCCGCTTGGTTTGATGTTCATCTGATGCACGGCCTTTGCTGCGCAGAGTCTTTGGAAAAGGGGATACCCCCCTTGTTCAATTTGCACGCACAAAAATTTGCGCAAGCCCACGCATCTTGGGCGCCAGTCTGTAGAGATTCAGACCCCCTACCCCCTCAGGACGGGGCCTGGTTGCGAAGGGATGCCGTCTCTGAGGCGGTCTTGGCGTTGTGACATGGCACGCACAGGCTCTGCAGGTTCGCTCGCTCAAAGCGCTCACCGCCTTGCTTGACCGGAACGATGTGATCGACCACCTTGGCTGGCTGGAGCACGCCCTTGGCCTGGCACCTGCAGCAAAGCGGGTTATCCCGTAACACCGCTGCACGTGTGTTGCGCCACCTGGCCGATTGATAGAAGCCCAACTCAGTGTCGAACCCACGCCGCGCGCGGCCGTACTCACGGTGCACTTGGGGCTGGTGATGGGTGCAGTAGCCGGGCACGTTCAGCACCTGCGCGCAACCCGGATATCTGCATGGAGTAGGCGCACTTCGCGGCATCTCAATCGGCTTTCAAGGAATAAGCGACAGCTTCAAAAATTGACTTGGCTTCATCTTGATTCAGAGCGTCAATGCTCCACATCCAATCAACACAAGGAGAAAGCGAATGAAATTAAGCCAAGAAATCGACCAGCTGTTCAACCGCATTGCGAACGAACACCTTTACATCGAAACCCTGGAGACCCAGCACAGAGACCGGCTGGACTTTCACGAGGTGGCGGTATGGGGCATCAAGTGCGCGCTGGCCGCAGCCTACGCAGAAGGGATCGCAGCAGGAAAAAAAGTAAAAGCACCAAGGAGCAAACAATGCAACTGACTGACACCCAGCGCTCGCTGCTCGAAGCAGCTGCCAAGCATACACAAAAGAAACTGGTGGACTTTCCGGAGAACCTCAAAGGCGGTGCCCGCATGAAAGTGATCACCGCCATGGTCAACACGCAGTTGATCGAGCCCTGCGCCGATGAGCCCAACGTTTACATGGTCACGCAAGCGGGCATGCAAGCAATCGGCATCGCAACAAAACCGGCAACACCGATCACAACCCAGGCCACACGTACAACACGTGAGGGCACCAAACAGGCGGTATTGATTGACCTGCTTAAGCGTCCCGAGGGCGCCACGCTGCCCCAGATGACCGAGGCCACAGGCTGGCAGGTTCACACGGTGCGAGGCGCAATGGCTGGAGCCCTTAAGAAAAAGCTGGGGCTGGAAATCACTTCAGAAAAGCAGACCGGCACAGACCGTGTCTACCGCATCACCACCACAACCGTTTAAGGACCTCATGAACCCCATAACTATCACCATCGAATCCAAGCCCACGACCATCAACTTCGATGGCCGTGAATTGCAGGTCCAAAAGCTCAGCATCCCGCTGCCCTTTGGCCGCAAGCCTACAGACATCTCCGACATTGCCGCTTGCGGCGTCGAGGCGGTCTACGTGACCGAGATCCGGGAGATGGACCCCGAAGAATTTGATGGCTTCAAATTGAACCTGGGCAAGTCTCGCGACTGGCTCAAAGGCAAGGGCGGCGATTACTGGGATGGCCGGTTATGCGTGATGGTGCGCGCACCTGGTCGCCCCTACTTGTTCATCGATCCATCCGGAGGAGACAGCGTTCGCTACCTCGCGCGTCTGGGCTGATCAGTCACAAATAAGCAACTGATCAGAAAGATTGGATGAATCGCTTTACTTCGTCCCCAAGTGAAGCGTTCATAGAGGCATCGCAACAAGGAAAACCCATGCACATCAACACCACACCGACAACGCAAAACGAGGCCTGGGGCTTTTGGGGAACGATGGGCGGTCACGCCTGCGTGGCCTGGCCTGTCGCCGTGCAACAGATCGCAGAGGTCACAGGCGAACCTCTTGAATCGGTCCGGGCATTCCTGGACAGCAAACAAGGCCGGCACTTCGCCGACTCGGTCCGGGACGGACTGACCGATGGCCTTGTGATCGACACTGCTATCGCCCAAGCCATTGCCAAATGGATGGATTGGAAGATCGGCCGCATCACAGCGCGGGAAACTGGCATCCCACGAGGCCTGCCCTACCTGACCGGCTTTGTGATTCTCTGTGGCTTGGATGAGGTCTGCTACTGAGCCACAGGCTCGGCATTTTTAGATGTAGCGGCGTTGACAAACAAGACGCCGTCATCCTCGCGCACCGCCTGCTGGCCGGTGTAGTCCTCCCAGCGTTTGATGATCACATCCACGAACTTGGGATCGAG